GTAGATTGTGATGCTAAAAAAACGCCCTGTGAGCGTGAACCCTTTGAGCTATTGCATCGTCTACACGCTGCTACACAGTTATCCATATCCATAGGATCGCCTCCGGCTTTGATGCTACGCACGTGATCTACCGTACTGGCATCCTGCCCACAATAGGCACAGGTGTACCCATCCCTTGCTAGTACGGCTAAGCGTATGCGCTTCCAGTCTCTAGTAACACGTGGGTCGTGTCTACCCTTAACCATTTAATAATGACCAGTCTTTAGGTGATATGCCCACGCTTGGCACGGCGTAGAGTGCCTGTGCTTTATGTACTTGAGTCCTCGATCTATTTGTTTATATGGATCTAACTCTTTTAGCTTAAGTAGTTGAGGTATCCCATATGCTGAGGACTTAGGGTTATCTGCTCGAGGATCCCACATTGACTCTCTATTCCAAAGCAGCTCCAAACATCTATATTGCTTTGCATTAAGTAGCTTCATATGAGCATATAACTTATAGTTTTCTTTATCTCTTTGTGTACTTACCGCCTGAGCTGTAGGCATATTGGTAAATAGCAATAGCCCGGCCAAAAGCACCAAACTACGCCTGCGAGCTATCCGCCTCAGCGGCTCGCCTGCGAGTATGGAGCGTAGCGATAAGGTCAAATACCTGTCAATTCTGAGCGTGTGCTTGAGCGTGTCCCACAGGTTATTAACCCCTGTGGATAACATCTGTGTATAACTATTACGCATCTTTACCCCAGCCTTTACCCTTAAAGCTGATACCGGGAGCGCTATAGATCTGTCGCATCATCATCGAGCAACAGTACGGCGTAGTGTGTTCAGCCATTTTCTCCATAGTCTCATAACGTACGTTACACACTATGCACTCATACTCATACGTCGGCATCGGCTGACTCCATTAAACACACGCCCATAACTCCGCATTTAGTACATTGGAGCGTTTTAACGTTAGGTGGCAGGTTATCGGTGATAATGCGCTCGATCTGATCAGTAACTTTTTTGCACTTACGGCACTCGAATTTATAGGTAGTCATTAGGCCCTACAGTCTGCACAAAGCCACATTACGACCTCGCCTGATACATCTCGTACGTTAAAGCCGCCTAGAGCTGTCTGCCACTTTTTGCATTGGTCGCAGTACTGAGCAGCTACTACGGTTACGTTTCCATCATCGTGAATAGTCGTAGCGTATCCGTCTTTAATAAAGGTTAATTCTCCCATTACAATTTTACCGCCTTATCTATATGTAACAGCGCTATCTCTTTATCTACTGCAGTAGTCTTATTAAAGGTGCTGGCAGGTAAGCGCCGAGTCGTCCATTTAATAGTTATTTTGCGTAGGTTAAACGCGTATATGCCTTTAGGCGTTTGATTGATATAAAACGGCGTATAGCCCAGGCTGTTAGCCTGTTGCATTAGTGACTCGTATTTATCCTTTTCTAGTAACAGCTCGTCATAATGCGTATGTCTGCACTTAAGCTCTACTACCATCCGATAGCCGTCACTCGTTGCATCGATGTACTCAAACGCATCATTAGATCGCTTTAAGTCCTCTACGTAAGTAGCTTTAATGTACTTAAACAGATCGTCCTCGGTCATAGGTTAAACATCCATATAATCAAAATAATCTGTATACAGATCAATATGACCGATAATTTATTTTTCGTCATACTTGAGGCTTCCATTTTCCATCTGATCCGAGTACGTGCCAATACGGGTTACATTGGTTAGCTCGGTTTTTCTCGGTGCATTTGTAGGCTGCCCACGGTTTACCCGTTGCCTTAGCCGTACCCTCAGCCCAAATCATCGTGCCGTGCGGACAGCGAGGCGCAGCTGCTACTTGAGCGCCGCCTAAGCTTTGCTCGATTTCACCAATAGCGCTGGCCATTGTAGGCATATCCTCTATAGCTGCTCGATTGCTCCACGGATCTGGATCAGCCGGCAGGTTTTCTACCTTTTGCATATCCTGAACAGTAGGCCGAGCGTGTTCGCTAGGTGTTAATAGGCCGATTACGCGCCCGTAAGCACTCGTTACCGTATCCTCTATAAGCCATTTTTTCATATTGTTTGTTAAGTGTGCGACATTACCAAACGCATAATCTACAGCGCTTGGAAGTGCATCCTCGTATTCACGATAGGCCTCAGCTTTAACCAAAACCGTACCTTTGATTACGTCTATATCCTCGATGTAGGCTATTAAACGCCCGGTCGGAAATTCTGATCTAAAGCGCTTGATACGAGCGTTTACATCCTCGTAGTTATCTAGGAACCCCATTAGATTAGCTCTTTTTCTTTAAGAGCTTGAGCAATAGCGCGGCCACGTACAAAGCCCTCGCCGTGTCCGTGCTTAAAACCGATCGAGTATCCGATCACCATAAACATAAAGCCCATACCGCAGGCTGCTAAACCTATTAAAATATCCATACTGTTCATTGTTCGCCCTTTGTTAAGGCCGAGCAGCTACCAAACCGAGTAGCCCTCCCGGCGTTTGTAGTATCAGTATGAGGCTAGCAACTGACATAAAGCAACTATCTAGATTGGCGTGTCGGTCTTTGTTGGATCCTTAGGCTTAGATTTAAGGCCATTACCTGCCAGTACTCCACCTAAAGCCCCAGTTAAAAATATGGCCAAGGTCTGTAGTAACTGTATGAAGTCTCTATCGTTAGGAGCTTGAGCCCCTACAGGCTGAGTAACAAACACCAAGGCGTAGACGGCCCCGCTTGTAATTACAAAAAAGGTTAAAGCTAGTACCGCACCGATTAGAAAGATTAACCGTGCGTGTATGTCCTCAGGCGTTAGCCGTTTATTTTCTTTACTCATCGATCGTAATAAGATCCTTAGTGCAGACTCCGGTAGCCTCGCATTGAGGCGGAGTGCACTCAGGCTTTGTCCAGTTTTCGTATTTTTGGCACTCATATCTGACCCAGCCATCATAACCGCACCCTGATAAGAGCAAAGTCCCCACTAATGCCCCTATCAGGGCCCGGATCATTTTGAGCCGAGGCCGTAGGCCTTCTCGCTAGGTTGTAGTGCCTTAGCAAGAGGGCCGATAAGGCCGGCGATGAAGGCGTTAGCCAATACCTTAGGATCTGTAATACCTGACATATAGAGAGCTACTACTGACGCTACCGCTGCACGTGCGTATGACTTTGCAGCTGCCTCTAATTGCTTTTTATTCATCTTTATCTCCTAGTCCTAATTTCTTTATTAACTCTTTTGCCTTTGCCGGTGTCACGTTTACCTCAAAGTGCATATCATCCGGCCTGCTCTTAAAATCGCCGCCCCACTTAAGGCCGTATTTTTTAGCGAGCGCCCGTATCATTGGTACTTTTTCAGCTGGAAAAGTGTCGTATTTTCCTAGTGGATGCTTTGTCGCATTGAGATCTATAGCTGTCCCGGATGAGTGGCACGATAATTTTGTAGGGTTGCCTCTTACCATCCTGTACGAATATGCCCAGTCGTCAAACGTACCCTCATCGATCGGCTCGATCAGCTCGTGAAATTCAGCCGCGAAGGCTGCGAGTAGTGGCCCCACGCTCTCAGCACATCGCAGCTTACGATCCGTACCCTTTACAGGGTAGGACTTTATTTTAATCTCGGCCGGATCTTTTGATGCCGGATAGCCGTTATAGCTAGTTTCCATTACGAAAGTAAGAGGCGCGCTTCGTCGGCTGAAATACCAAGTTTGGTTAATAAGGCAGCTTTAGCGTTTTCCTGAGCTTTAACTTTATCAGCCTTAAATTTATCAGCTTTAGCAAATCCCGCTAAAAATTGCTCCTCGGTAATTGGTTCGCACTCGATAAATTGAATTCCAGAAAATTCGTTACCAGAAATGACCCAGCCACCATTAGGAATAAGCATATTGAGAACGTCTGAACCTTTTGCCATATTAAGCACCTATTTCCATTAAAATAATTGATGATGTTGCAAGATTGTCATTTTGCACTGTGACGCTTGAAGCATTTGTAAAATTCTTAAACTGTGTCTTATATGTAATCGCCGCAACGCTTGCTGGACTATCTAAATATGTAAATCCGCCAGTAGCAAAAAATCGTTCAACTGCTACCCCGTCATATCCGATGGCATAACCAAATTGAATTGTTGAACCACCCGGCAAAGATAATCTAAGATCAACAGCGTTAGCCGCGTTTCCAGCACTTTTGCCAATTCCGTTTTGTGTCACAATAACCAAAACTTTGCTGCTTGTTGAACTACAGGTAATAGTCGCCGTTAATCCTGTGTCAGCATAAGTGTTCGTTGTATTTATAACTTCCGTCGCATAAGTGGCATTTACAACCTGCAACACTTTGCCACCGGCTGCAGGAGCAGCCCACTTGAGTCCAGTAGCCGTGGTACTATCCGCTACAAGTGTGTGGCCGTTTGTGCCTACTGTAAGGTTATCGAAAGTCTGAGATCCTGTACCTACAATTAGATCGCCTTTAGCTGCGATTTCTGTAGCCATTGAGTTCGTAATAGTTACGGTGCCTGAGGTACCTCCGCCGCTAATACCTGTACCTGCGGTAACGCCGGTGATATCACCGGCTGCATCTGTTACCCAAACAAAATCCATATCGGTATTTGAGTTTTTGCTTAATACCTGTCCTGTAGTGCCGCCCTTAAGATCGACTAACGAACCATCGATAGAGTCTCCAAGTGCCTCAATAGCCGTAGCTCCATCTTTGACTAAGTCAGTCGATGTCGGTACAGGCCAGTTAAAATTAGGGGTAACTGTTGCCATTATGTCAAACCTCCAAATGCGTTTTCCCAGATAAGTGTAGCGTTTACACCTGTCCAAACTAGGTTAGACGGGCTAACCGTGTCCCACTGTGGCGCGACAAGTGAGAAATCTGTAGGGCTTAAAGTAAGCGTTATGTCTACGAATTGAGGCGTGGCCCGGATAGCAAAGCCCTCTAAAAAGCCGTTAAAGGATCCGTTAAACATATTGATAGGTAGATCGTTAATAACAATAGGCTCACCAAAAAATACATTTATAAGCTTGTTTCGCTCTGCATCCGGTAAATCTGCATTATCTAATCTAAAGGTAATGGCCTGTAATTGCTCACGTGGAATAGCCCGGAGCCCTAGCTCACGATCCATTACATCATTTACATCGCTTAAGTTATGCAGGTTAGAGCTTACGCTGCGCTGATAGCGGCCATAGTTAGCAATCGAGTCAGCATCTAAAGCCGTTGCCTGATTATTGTAATTATTACCGTAGTTAAATACAAGCGAGTTACGGATCTTGCCTATTTGTAAGATTGACTTCACGCTTGAGGGTATGGCGTAGTTAGCCGATAGGGTCGTATAGCCGTTGGCCGAGAGATAAGCGGTTCTATGGTCTCCGTCGGCATAACAGACCCGTCCCTGTTTGTCTTCATATATATTTCCGAGTGCACTTTGTGCTATTTGAGCGCATAGGTTATAGCTGCTAAACGGATCAGCTGAACGGGAAATCATCTCGTAGAGTCCAGGTTGATCGATCTCGCCAAGCCCTACGTTTTCAGCGTTAGCCCACGTAGTCGTAGGGTCGTAATCCTGCCATTGTAAAGCCGGAGCAACCTCAAACCACGAGTTAATAAGTAGCTCATTAAGTATGTCGTATATTTGATTGCCGTCCTCAGTTTTAGGCAAGGCATCCGGGAACAGAGCTTTCGTTAATTTAGCCAAGGATCCTACAGCCAAAATGTTACCGATTGTTATAAAGCCGACTTCCTCAGGCGAGCGTACTGAGATACCAAAATCGGATATTGTGCCGCCAAAAACAGGCACATAAGTACCAGAGCTATTCTTTAACTCTAGGGTTAATACATCCGTTACATCAATATCAAAAGCCGAGTTATCTATATTTACGATTTCCATACGAGCGTAGCCGGCGTTGCATTGTAGATCGACATCATCGCGACCAGTTGCCATATTTACGCTTAGCACGTTTGTATACTCAGTCGTGCCTACGATTATTTTCCACTCTGGAAGCCAAGTACTCACGATACTAAGTAATTCCCGGAGCCGCGATTAGTAGTTGTACCTCTGTAGCCCGATTGATTAAGTAAATCTTCAATAGCTCGAGCAATAGCTTCAGGATCTCCCACCCCAGTATTTACCGTAATGTTAATATCTCGATCAAAAGCTCCAATACCTCCGCCTATACTTCCGTTACCTGTTGCGACTAAAGCTTTTGCCTCGGCAGATTGGAAAGATTGAAAACCGTATTGTGGGTTGCCGAGCGCCTGAGCGGTCAAAATTTCCATATCTCGCATATTAGACGACTCTAATAAAGTAGCAATAGCGTTAGCTCTTGCAGTAGCGGCATCTGCATATTCTAAAATAGCTGCGATGTTGGCTGCGGTAGCTTCTGCCTTAGGTATAAAATCGATCTTTTCGCCAACAATACCAATCTCAGTAATGCCTCGTCCGACAGCCTGTAAAGCCTCAGCGGCAGCTTTAGCGGCAGCATCGGCAGCAGCTTTTTCAGCCGCTCGCCTTGCTAATTCTGCCTCAAAAAACTTCTTTAGTGCTGCTTCTTGTTCTAACTCAAAAGCCGTTTTGCCGCCTAATGTTCCAGTACCACCACCACCAGTACCACCACCACCAGTACCACCACCACCAGTACCACCACCACCAGTACCACCACCACCAGTACCACCACCACCAGTACCACCACCGCCAGTACCACCACCGCCTAAGCCTCCTACGGTTGGCATCCTGTTTAATTGCGCTATGTAATCTTGTAGTGATTTTAATCGAGCCTCATCGGCCGCCTTTTGTGCCTTGGCTACTCGATCGATCATCGATAACTCGGCAGACTCGCGCAGTAAAGTCGCAGTATTTGAGGCGCTGGTAGTTCTACTAATAGCAGCTAAACGAGCAATTTCTGTAAGTTGGATCTGTACGCGCTCGCTATATTGCTCAGCTGAGGCTAATTGACCAGCCGCAGTAATGGCGGCGTTATATTTCTTAAATGCTTCCTCACGTGCGATTTCTTTATCGCTCTCAGCCATTTTAGATTTATCGATAGCAGTAAGTTCATTGAGTAACTGCGTGTTGATTGAAAGTAGCGTTGCATCGCTGATCTCTTTAATGCCTGCTAACTTGGCTAAATCTGCGTTCTTTTGTAGCGCGGCTAGTTCGCCTATTTTCCTGAGTGCTAAATCGCCGTTATCTTCCTCGATGGCGATAAGGGCCTCGAGGCGCAGGCGTGTCTCTTTGTCATAGGTAGCCTTAAGAGCTGCGGCTAATGAGATACGAGTAGTATCAAAAACAGCGGCGGCCTTAGTTAGGGCTAGTTTATTCTTTTCGGCTATAGCCGATTTCTTTTGCAGGGCTAGTAATTCTTTTTGGCGTTTAGCAGCTTCGGCCTCAGCCTTAGCTCGTGCCTTAGCGTTAGCGGCTTCCTCGATGGCTCTGTATTTATCAGCCGCAGCGCCTCCATATTGACGGTCGCGCTTATCTCCCATAAAGGCCGTACCGGTAGCCTTATACAAAAGTTTGACGTAAGCCTCTGAGGCATTATCAAATAGTCTAGCTAAGCCTACAAAAGGAGCGGCTACCGCTCCAGTTAATTCGATGACGGCTGCAAGGCTATCGGCAAGATTATCTACGCTATCGGTTAAATCATCCATAGTCGTATCGCCGGCTAGTTTCATAAAGGCATCAATTAAAGCGCCGCCGATAGTTTCCTGAGCGTTACCTGCGGCCTCTTGTAAGACTCGCATCTTTCCGGCGTAAGTATCTAGCTCTGCCGTAGCTGCGCCTGCAAAAGTGGCAGTTAATTTCGTTATAGCATCATCAAAGCCTAAAGTTTTTAATTCCGATTGTGCAAGGCCTAAGTTATATTTTCTAAGGCCTTTAGTATTGCCTACGTAAACCGCAGCTAGATCTCTATTTACCGTAAGTAAATCTTGGCCCGATCCGGCGGCTACGTCTAAAGATAGGTTCAGTAGATCTTGAGCCTTTGTAGTAGACCCGGTAGCTGTGATTAGACCCTGAAAAGCCTCGCGCAATACTTCGCCCTGATAACCAAACTTGGCCGAAATCATATCGAGGTTTTTTTCTATAGCGCTAGTATCAAAAGCCAAGCCAAGATTTTTTAATACTGTTTCTAAACGCTTTGCAGACTTCTCATTTTCCGCAAAAGCCTTAACGGCATTTTTACCGTAGGACAACATAGCGGCGGCACCAAAAGTAACGCCAAAAGTTTTAGCTAGGTTTTTTACACTTTTCTCAAAACCGCCGATTTGTTTTTGACCTTTAGCCAGCGCTTTGCCGTCAAAAGTAGTAACGGCATTTACAAATAAATCGGGTAACTTTGCCATTATGCCGCCTTACGGTAGCGGCCTTGATTAAAGCCAGCAATAGTTTTTTCAATAGCGCGTACTACGGCAGCTTGAGCCTTGCCCTGATCCTCCGACCAAGCTCTAAAGATCATACGGCCGCGGCTTGCACCATCGCCATACAAAGGTCCCATACGGCTAATAAAGTTAGCCCCTGCGCCTGGGTTATTCGATCGGCTTTTAGGATCTCCACTAGGGTTTTTACGTCCTGCGGTTTCATAGATAGCTCCGCTAGCTGAGGCGTTAGCGATGATGTACATCGATGACCATCCATTACGGTTTCGCTTGCTTGGTGAGGCTGAGTAGTACACGCCTTTACTAGCCGCAGCTGCATCGTATAAAGGAAACATACGTACGCGGCCTTCGGTATTAAGGGTTCTAAAAGCCGAGTTACGAGCTGTAATTTTTCGGCCCTTAGTTCCCTCGTTCCAGTTATATAGGTTGCCCGGTACTGGAGACGGCGCGTAAGCCCTAGCCTTGTCCCGGATTGGGATCATCACGCCTTTAATCTCTTTGTTCATTTCTTTTAATAGTTCAGGATCTATTTTACGCATAGCCTTTAGAGTCTCTTTAACGCCGTCTAGTGTTACGGACATTTTTAACCTCCTCGGCTTGCTCGTTTAATACCTTTACTAACATCTTAAACATCTCTGTATCGAGATCGAGTATCGCTTGAGGCGCGACCCCTAACCGTATTGATAGTTGCGCTACCAAATGAGTTAGAGTGCCGCGCCCTAGCTTAAAGGCTCGTCGTCTAGTACCTCGACCTTTTTAAGAGTATCGAGAAACTCGGCTCCAAACATCGGTACTGTTTCGCCGGATATGCGTAAACACTCCCAAGCCAACCAGTAGACATCTGTTTGACGCTCCTCGTTCCTAAAGGCCTTATGAAAGCCTTGCTTTGCGTATAACTCAAAGGCGTACTCAATACGCGGCGTGATTTGATGTTCGCTAACCTCGCCTGTAGCCCTTGTTATTTTGAGTCGTGCCATTTGTTAGCCCCTTTTCTTTTCGTTTATGGTGCGGTGGTAATTACGATTGGTGAGTTACAAGTAAATGTAATGCTCTGGGTCCCGATGTCTCCCACGGCGCCGTTAATGTCGGTCGTGTTGTTCACCAAAATCGTCGTGGCGTATTGAGGGTTGGTAGCTGATACGGCGGCGCTTGTCTGCTTTAGCGTGATTGGCACGGTAGTACCCCAAGCCGCCTGCAAAGTAGCGTTTACGTTAGCTGCTGCTGTGTCCGATAAGAAGTCTAGCGAAATCGTAGAAGTTTCTAGGCCCTTCGTAAATTTTCTAGAACTATCTCCCATCGCTGTGACTTCCAGTTCCTCGAATACGCGGTTAATAGTCGCGCTCGTTACGTGATCACTCAGAGCTATAGAGTTCAGAGTTACGACCACGCCATTAGATAGAAATACGGCCATCGCCTATTCCTCGCTTTTCTCTGTAGTAGGTGTGTGTGTTTTTGTTTCTTTTTTTGGTGCTTCGGTTATCTGTCCTATCTTAATTAGAAAGGCGATATCCTCATCTGTATATGGCATTTTAGCTCCAGCTCGTTAGTATGCTTATGTCTATAGATGCTGTTAGCAAAGTACCGCTCTGTACGTCTAAGGTACTCGGCGCGCTAACAGATCCAATATTCATTACGATCGACGAGGCTGCAAGTTTGTTAAATACAGCTACGACCATATTTTCAATCCCCTGTAAATTTCCTTGATTATCCAGTAGCGGCACACTCATCTGGATCCGAAAATTAGCCATAGGCGAAATTGAGTTATACGTGTTATTGCTGGGAGTGATGTAAGGATCTCCCGGAGCGACGATAACACTATTCGCCGTAATTGTTGGAGGTGGAAAACTATAGGTATTCCAGACGTTTGCATTAGCTAGAGCTGCAGCAAGTGAGGCGCGTAAGGTCGTAATAGGTACAGGCATTTAGCCCACCATAGAATTCGGATTTTGATATCCAGCGATGAGCCCTCTAATTTTGCCGATCATCGCGTTCCCGAGCCTATAAGGCGACGGGCTAAAGCCGTCGATCGATACGCCGCCTGTTTGACTAACCTGCCGGGCCTGAAAAATATCTACGGCCAAAATCATCGCGGCCTCACGTACGGCCGGAGTAGTCGCGTAGCTGTTTGTCTTTGTGTCTGCGCCTATAGCTTGGCCATAAGGTAAGACTCGAGTAAAATTAGCGTTAGCTGCGGTTTTAGCAAACTGTATAAAGCTATAGCCATTAGGCCAATTAAAAAAATAATTATTAAAAGCTATTGATGGAAATTGAGTAGTAGTACCAGCGCTCCACGGGATAGTGCCTGTAATAGTGTAAGTACCGTTAAAGGTTGAGCCGCATCCACTCAAGGTTACAGAGTCTCCCGTAGTAAATATTGCAGGGTTAGCGATCATTACTGTAGCTACATTATTTTGTAACGCTGTGCCTACTACGGGTGCAGAGTCAAACCATAAAAACTGGTTAAGTAAATCTTGAGCAGTTTGGCAAACTTCCTCGACGATAGCAGAGCTGTATAAGTTTTCGATACCAAGGTTAGCGCGTAACTCCGCCTCGGTGACGTATGTAGCTGGCACTTATTTACTCCCATCTTAAAAGAGGCCGGTAGGGCTCAAAGGGCTAAGAGCCCTACCGACTATTAGTTTTTTTGCTTAGTTAAGATTAAACTTAACAATACCCTTAGGCATTTTCGCAATAGTTGCCATATAACCATAGATCGCTACCTGTACTTGCAGGTTCGATACTACGTTTACTGACATATAGGCCTGAGGTGACTGGTAAACAGTAAAGGCCTCAGGTGCAAGGATTACGGCTGAGTCGTCGATCGTTGTAGTAGCGGTAAAGTTTTTATCTACATAGAGATCAAGTCCGAGTACGTTGCCTCGAATAGATCCCGGCTGCACTAGACCGCCGGCGTTCATTGGCTGAGATGCTGAGTAGATTGGTCGCCCTGTTGTATCAGTAGCACCCATTAGTAGCTGCCATTGTGATCCATTAGCGATGTAGTTATTAGCAAAGTAGCCAGTAGCCTCGTAAACCTTACGAGCTGAGTCGGAGGCAAACTCTATAATACCGCCTGAGTCTGCATCGCATCCTGAGCTATATTGACCAGCTGCGATTAGAGCCGCTAAAACTGTAGTGTCAATAGTCTTTAGATATGCGTTTTGTAGCTGATTTGTAAGCTCGGCGTAAAAATTAGGATCTGAGCGCTCAAGAAGTTCTACGCTGATCGTATTCATACCGGAGTACTTAGATACTGTACCTGTTAGGTAGGCTGTTTCCATACCTGTATTTTGTACCGCTCCAGCTTCAGCCTCAACGGTTACGACAGGTGCTACGCCTGTACCTCCGCCTGCGGATGTAACCAAGGATGGGACGTTAATAGTCATACCGCTAGCAGGCAATACTCCACGTGAGCAGGCATCAATAGCAGGTGTACCAAAACGGGTATTCGTTGGAAATTCTGATAGGTACTGGGTCGGATTAAATGCAGGGTTTGTACTAAAAGAGTCGTCGGCGGCTGTTACGTATAGCTTTGACTCATCGCTACCTAGAGCAGCTTTAATCTTATGCTCTGTGTATGCGCCCATAGATGTAATAGGTGTACGTACTCGCTGAGAGTCTAGTACTGAGGGACGGATAATCTTACGAGCGGCTTCGACTTTTTCAGCCTCGGCCGGTGCATCTACCGGGGTTTCCTCCGGTGTATTTTCTGGGGCTGTAGTCACAGCTTCCTCGCTTTCGGTTTCTGTTTCGATCTCTACGATAGTCGTAGAAATAGTTGTAGTTTTTTCCTTTGTGCTAGTTGCAGCTTCGAGCGCGGCTCGTGCCGCTGCAATATCAGTTACGGATGCGCTAGAAAAGGCAGCGCTCTCGACGAGCGATACCTCTTTGAGGACCGCCGCCGTAACGAGCAGGTAGTCACCCATTGGCTTAGAGGCGGTTACATCCACCCCTACGGATAAGCCGGAAACTAGGTTCTCCTGCGCTAATACGAGTGCATCTTGTCCTCGAGTGCTACTCGAAAGCTTAAACGATCCGTACACGCCCTCGGTCGAGTCGCTAAAACTAATAGCTCGTCCAACTGGCTTATCCTGTTGATGCTGCATAAGTAATTTTATTTTTGTAGCTTCGGCATAAGTAATTGAACCTCGCTCAAACATAATAGGCCCGGCGGATGTGTGTCCGATTTCGCCGTATGGTGCAACAAGTCCCGATACGATGCGGCGCTCTGTATCTGCGGCTTGGATCTCTTGACTAAACGTTAGTAGCACTTGCATCTCCCAGCGGTGTTAGTTGCTCCATAGAGCGAGCTTGCTCTACTGAAATTAAATTTAGGTTTAACATTTTTTCGATAATATCTAAACGATCTTTAGCATCAACGCGCAAAAAGGTATCGTCTACCGCGAAACGCACTTGATTTTGGCTATTAGTTATGTCGTTCATTGATAGACGATCCTCGATTGCAGAAATGTAAGGCTGCAAAGAATAAGCGACAAACTCTTTACGTCCGTCTAAAATATTTTGATATGTCATTGAGTTATTCATATCGGCAGAAATGTAATAGGCCGGCACGTTCATAGCGCGAGCAATTTCAGTTGCTAAATATTGCGATGCTTCGTTATACATCATATCGCGAGGACTAAAGCCAATATTTTCTGCGGTTAAAGTCGAGGTTAAATATGCCGTACTACGATTTTTTCTCGCTGAGTTCCATCCAGCTAATAAACCTTGGATCTGTGTCTCAGGTAAATCAGCTCCGTTATTTTTTAATATAGTAGTAGCCATTGGCGTAGCTGCACTAACAGCGGCGGCTCTTTGTATATCGTAAGCAGCTTTAATAGTAGTACTTGCCGTTTGTAATACTCCAGGAATTAACGATTGGAAAGTAACAAGCGAACCGATACCGCCCATAGGTACGAGGTTGCCGTCTACGAAATAATCTTTAATCTCCGTGCCGTATTGGTTAGTCGTATATGTAACGCGATTATTAGCTACCCACTCAAAACCGCTAGGCCGTCCATCGTCCGCGTACAAAGATGTAACGCGCCAATATGCAACCGAGTAAAATATTAAACTATCTACTGTTGCGGCGATCGTAACGCTTCGAGGTTGGCGCTGGTCGGGTTGCTCTAACCAAACTGGAGATCCTAATTTTTCGCCTGTAGATTTTTTGTATAGACATAAATCGATCGATGAAATAACTCCAGCTACTAGGTTTCTACAGCGGCTAACGCTTGCTACCTGTAAGGCAAAATTACGATCGATGCCTACGCCGTTATATCCAAAATTGCCAGTATTAAATGATCCGTAACCGTAAGTAGTATCCATTACCGCCGGGGCATACTGCGCCTCTACTGTCTGCTTTTCAGCTGACTTAAAACCTAGCGTTTGTAATAGTCCCATAGTCTCCATTTTCCCATAATGTCAAGCATAAGTACGGTTTTATGCCGCGTGTCTAAACGTAAACTTTAGCCTCGGCCATTGGTTGATTAAGGATATGTACGACCATCGATAAACCGATAGCGATGTCTACAGGCCCGGCGGATTTACGTCGAACGATACGCCAACTATCCGGTGACTCTTTCGCGGCGCAGTTTCCCATATGAGTAACGAGTGCATCTTGCCCCGAGTGTACGAGTCTCTTATTGGCCAGACTTTCGTATAAGTCCCCTGAGGCCTGATAACCCTTTTGCCCCGAAATATCGATCGTTTGTATTCCATTAACCTCGATGCGTTTGGCTATTGAGGCAGTCGTGTACTTGTCGTAAGCGACCTGACGTGGATAGTAAATTTTGCACCATTTGGCAATAGCGTTAGCTACGAATAACTCATCGATTGATACGTCCGAGTGAAAAGTCTCAAGGACTGCCACACCGATACGACCATCGGGGAGTACTTGGCCCATAACGAGCGAACCGTCTCTACGACTCGGGCTAACATCAAAGGCAAAGATAGTAAGAGGCCCGGGTACTAGCTTGAGATCCTTATCGCCTGCATCCTCAACAGACATATGAGGCCACGGGCTAGCCGAACTGCTGACCCATTGGCATAACATTTCAGTCTTAGTAGTCTCGATAGGTTGAGTAGCTACAGCTTCCTCTAAAGCTTCCTCAGTTACGGTATAACCCAGAGCCGGGTTAGCCATAGCCCACGCGGCACGATCTGTAATTTTTGCAAAAGGTGGAGCGCTGTACTCGTAGTAGCCAAATGACTTAGGCGGCGTACTGCGAGCGCGCTCGACAAGATCATTAAGGACGGTGGAAAAACTATCGCCGGCGTTGCTAGTTAAAAGTGTTTGCGCGTTAGGCTTAGCACGTGTCGTAGGGGTAGCAGCCCTAAAGCCTTCCTCGGAAATTTCACGGATTTCATCCACGTATAAAAATGAGGCGGTACGGCCTCTACTTCCGTCGCGAGTAGCTGCGACTACGTCGAGCCTATGTCCGTTTTTTAACTCTATGGACTCCGTGCCATTGGCATACCTGATTTGTCGTACCTGTTTGCTAAGCTCGGAGCTGCCTTCGATAGCGTAGGCCACTTGTCTAAAGGTGTCTAAGGCCATTGATCTATTTGAGGACATAATAAGCACGTTAGGGCTATCGAATAGAAACATATGCCCGAGCATCATCATACGCGCGAGATGAGTCTTACCCTGTTGCCTGCTGCATAATATGAGATTTGTCTTTCTGATAAACATCCCGGACTCGTCTACGGTCGTCATATCCCGAATTACAAAATCTTGCCACGGTAAAAGCGGATAGCCAATACTCTCAGCAAGCGCAGCTATCTCATCGCCTTTATTTTCGCCCTTGAGGTAAGGACTATGTAGGCGAGGCTCAGTAGCCCCCTTACGGGGAGTTTTAGTCTGGGTCATATAATTATCAATTCTGATCGGGTTGGCCTACACACGGCCCTGCAAGGACCGTACTGGTCGTTTTCGGGGAGGTATTGGATCGAAAGGCAGGGGGGGT